AATTTAAGAGTAGCACCAGCACCAATAACGTAGGAAACGGCATTTAAATAATCATATACTCCAGCGGTTTGTATTTGATAAGCAGTTGTATAACAACAACCTATAGTTTGTCCCGCAGAAATAATGTTAGAAGAATAAGCAGAAGAAGCACTTAATGGAGCGCCACCTGACAATAAAAAACCAAAAGCGGAAAAAGAACTCGGAGCACCGCCAGTCTGTGTGAAATCGCAAGTAGAAGTCATAAATACCCAATCACCAACATTAAGTGTTTTAGCGAATGTTCCAGTTAATAAATCAAACTGAACGCCTGTCATTGTTGTTTGTGTATCTTGCTGATTTGTTAATATAATTCTTGTTCCTGAAGAACCACCACTCGCATCAGTTCCCCACGCTAAATCAGTAGCAGATGAACCTTTAACCACATTATTAGTAGCAGACCAAGTTCCAGCAATAGGTAGAGTAATATTTCCAGCAGTTTCAACTAAAGGAAGAGATACACTAACAGAACCACCACTCGCATCAGTCCCCCACACTAAAGCAGTAGCAGAAGAACCCTTCACTACATTATTAGTAGCAGAGTAAGTCCCAGCAATAGGTAAAGAAACAACACAATTACCAGCAGTAGGAGCAACCACGATAGGAGCAGTTCCACTTACAGACGCTACATTACCACTTTTCGCATCAACCAAATCAACAAGAGCATCTAAAATAACTGAATTACTCAAAAGCGTATTAATAGACATATTATACTATAGGATAATATTTTATTTTCGCTAAATACTTACTGAAAATAACTGACATTACGAGAAGGTCGGGGGTTCTCACCAAAAAGACGAGTTCCTCTATCCATTCCTTTACCAAGCAATTCTTTACCAGCGTGATATATATTTTTACCAACTTCAAAACCCTGTCGCAAATCGTCTTTATGTTTCATCGCCAAATCATAAGCACGAGTTCCTAAAGAGTGTGCTTTTTTAAACCAATCACTAATACCGCCACCCATAAGAAACGAGTTAGAGTGTTGAGACCGCATATATTGTTTATAAGCAACGGGTGGTAAATCTTTAATACGATTAATTATGTCTGGAGGTGTGGTTAAAAGATAATTTCTATACTGACTTCCAACCCTTTCAAGCACTGCCGAATTAATACCAATAACATAAAGTGTGACTGAAGGAAACGCCGTATCGGTGTTATTTCTAAAGGTTGCGTTTTGAACCTGAAAAATATAACGCCCACCTGAACCTGTCGTGTCGCTCGGTCTAATACCCAAGTCAAGAGCGGGGTCTATAACAAGGACACTTCCGCAACCATACAATGCCCCACTGATTTCGCTTTCAGTATTGAGTTGTAGTTGTTTAAAACACGCTCGGGGCATTTGAAGCATATTTCTTTTTGAAACGTCGTAAAGTTGGTCGGGTGTAGCACCATTAAACACGGGAAGTCCATTATCGAACGAAACCTGTATGCTCTTAAGTTGTAAATATTTGTCTGTAGTTGCGGTTGTTCTTGAACCATTAGAAACACGGGCATACACTAAAATCTTATTCGGTAGATTTGTAAAATTGACTACTTGGGAATTGACGTTAGGCAAATCAGTTTGAGGAGGTAAATTAGCACCTGAAGGCAACGAAATATTATTGCTAAACACCGAATAATCGTTATATTGATAAACAGATTGACGAGGTATTTGAGAAATTGTGTCTTCTTTTGGTGTTAGATAAATACAGAATAGATTTGCTTGAGTTCCTAAAGAAACAACTGCGGGAGTAGTTGAATTAGTATAAGTAAGTCCAGTAGGTAGTGTAAAAGCAAACATATTATTCCACAAATCACTAACCCACTGAATAGTAATAAGTTCCCCAGTAATAGCATACAATGCTCTACTATCTTCACTACTGATGTTAGTAAAAGGAGTAATGAGAGGTTCATAAAAAGTAGAGTTAATCGTAATACTCTGTGTAGCATTAGGAGCAACAACTACATTACCTGAAACACTCCAATTTAGAGTTCGTGGTTTATAAACACCATCACCTGCTAAAGTAGTAGTATAGGGAGACAATGGAGTAAAATTAGAACCAGTTGCCGAAGAATAACTATCAATTAAATCGGGCATTGTATTTTCATAAAAATTACAATCACTCGGTAGAAGATTAAGTCGGGCAATTCCGTCAAGAATATCTGCGGTCTGTAATGTATAAGACGCCTGATTTATTTGATGTTGCGTAGAGTTCATACAACGATTAACGGGATACTGCTTAAACCCAAAATTATCTGCCTGAAAAATATTAATTGAAGCATCTGTAGTGTTTGTAAAAGAAATAGTCGCTGAAACACCTAAACCAATAACCAATCTACTATCACGGGCAGTAAAATCAGCAATGTTGTTAAGGTTAAAAGTAGTATTTTGATTAGAATGCGAAGAAGATACTAAAGGAACAAAAGACTGAACTGCCGAACCTTCTTTTAAGGCATAACATACCTTATTCTCACTCAACGCCTCTAAACGAGTATCTAAAACACGAGCATACGAAGGAGCATCCATTACATTAGACATATTATAATATAATGTAATATTTTATTTTCTCATAAAAGCATATTTTTATTACCGACGTATATATCCTTTTTAATAAACATAATCTTAAAGTTTGCTAATTGTCCTTTTGGTAGTAATAACGGAAAGATATTTCCATAAGTATCTACAACATTTACGCCTAAATCTACTTTATACAATGGGGTCTTTTGATTGAAAGTAAAAATACGATACAAAGATTGAGCGTTGTAAGTAAATAATTGCGAAGACACACCTGCCCCACTTTGTAGTGCTAAATCGGGGTAATAATCTTCTAAAATATTAATATATTGGACGCTTTGTATAGCGGATTGATTACTATTATATATAACTTCACTATTCACATTCATTGTCGTAGTAATAATAATATTCTTTAAAAAGTTCCAATAACCATAGGCAGAGAACTCAAAATCATTCTTAACATAAGTAGTAGGAGTAGCACCTAATTTTACTTCATTTACTAAATTATCTCTAATTACTAAATAGTTGTCTAAACCATTGGGATTATTAATATCATTTTGATTAACATTTACTTTTTCATAACCAACAAAGTAGGTAAGAAATGAATTGTTAATCCATATTTTAAGAGCAGATGTTCCTGTAAAAATTGTAGGGTCAGCATATAAACTTATTAATTGAGTAGCACTATCATAAGCAAAAAAAGGCACTTTGGTAATAGCAGAAGGATAAAGACCACACGCAGTCGCCAATGCTTTATTCCACAAATCAATAAACCAATTATAAGAATAACATAAATAATATTCACTTTTTGTTTGTAATGGTGTTCCAACTGGTGGTATTAGACTTGATGGTAAAATTATTTGTGGTGACCATTCTACGAATGTTTGTGTAGCATTAGGTGTTCCTGCCGTGTCAGTAATAGCAAAACTAAATATGGTCTTGTTAATGTTTGCTACTGGTGTTTGTATTGCGATATTAGCGAGTGGTAAAGTTAAAGCGGGTATTTGAAAACGAATAATAGAAGCATAGTAATCATCGGGATTTTGAATAATAGGTATGTTGTTAAGTGCGGTGATTTGTGTAGGTATATCACCATACGTAAGCGTTCCTTGAGTATTTGGGTCATTATTACCTATAGTTAAGTTGTAATAAACAACATCAGCATTAGACATCTTTTATATTACATTAGATTTTTTAATTTGCTAAAACACCATTTACTAACTACTTCATCGGGGTCTAACTTTCTCTTGGCGAAAATATTAAAGTAATCTAAATTATTTATACTGCTATGTCCTAATCTAAAACTAACGTGGTCTCCGCAAGTTTGAGTTCCTTTCTTTTGATAGGTAATGTTGTTATAACACACTTTCTCATTAAATAGTATTTTCTTTAAATAATCTTGCTCTACGTGTAATTGATGTCTTTTATCGGGTGTTAATAATTCATATTGATAATCAATAGGAACACCATAACTATCAAAATAATTAATACCTTCTTTATTTTTAAATAAACAAGTCCAATGTCCGCTGTGGTCGTTCATTGTTAAGTATAATAATATAACTTTATCAGTATCATTAAATAATTCATCTACATTATGGTAGTCATATAAATCAGTATATTTTAAAACTTTAGCATCGGGGTTTAAAACTCTCATATCTAAACCTGATAAAGATATTTTAGTTAAATCTGTCATTTATATTAGCAGAGAATAATATATTTATTACTTATAATACTCTTCGGTATTTGCTTGCTTATACATACAAAAGAAGATTTTAAAGTGTTAATCATATCAATATGCTCTTTATTTAATAACAACTTCTTCTCTAACAAATAATTATACGTTCCTTTACTGCTACGTTTTGGAAAAATAACAACTTTGTTTGCTTCAAATATCATATTACGGGTTGCCTTATAATCAACGGGATTGTGATGAACGAATATGCTGTAAATACCAAAACTCCTACCATTTCTCAATATCTCATCACGAAGACGGGCAACTTCATTATTTATCTTCTTTGTCTTGAAATCTTCACAATCGTCAAATATACATAGCGTAGGTTTGCTATTACTACTTATTTCAGTTAATGTGTAAGGATTGTTATAAATATCTTCATCAATTTCAACACGCTTAATCTGCTTTATATCGTCCAATTGTTTATCTTCTGTTTTACTACTAAACAATAATATTGTTGCTTTCATATACTGCTTTAAAAACTTCAACACGTATTCACGTATAAATGATGATTTACCACTTCCAGTTTCACCGCATACATAAACTCTATCAACTTGTTCGTCTGTCTTGTAATCGGGTATTGATGGAAAGAAATATGTTTCATCATTTATTCTAATTTTATCCAAACCATTCTCTTCTTCATCTGCGAACACTTGCTTAATCTTTTTACCATCGGGACTGAATATATCTGCTATTAATTTTCCTTGACCTTCAAAGTTTAATGACATATTTTTAGTTCTATATTATAAACATATATAATTTTTTCAAAAACTTATACATATTTTCAAAAACATTTACAACAAAAGGGGCAAAAGATGAGGGGCAATTTGTGTCGCCATTCCTACACCTTGCTTAACACCGCTCCACAAATCATCATACCAAGCACCACCATCTAAATCGTGAATACCATATCCGTTTTCTTGTAAAAAATCCGCCAATGCTTCTAAATCAGTATCCGTTATTCTCTTTTGAGTTAAAGATGAACCATTTTTACCCCGTGAAATACGAGATTTAAGAGTTGCTACTTGTGAGAGTTTAGGTGCTCTATAACCCTCTTGCCCTTTGCGTGGTCGCTGAACGTATCCCTCTTCACCACGTTTGGGTTTTTTAGGTTTCACTCTACTTGCTTCCCATTCCGCTCGTGAAATAGACATCTGTTCTTTTGCTGTAAAACCTTCTGCTTTAAGTTGTGCCCGACGACCCGCCATAAATGCCTTTTTCTTCTCACGACCTAAAGCAATTTTAGCACGAAAAGCGTCATAACCCTCTTCACCACGTTTTGGAAATACACCTCCATACATATCACCATCTCCTAAACCGAACATACCCAATAATCCACTAATTGGTCCGCCACCGACAGGCATACCTCCATATTGTGGTAAATGTGTCATACCACCAACAGGCATACCACCAACGTTAATTCCGCCATAGTGTCTTGCTCCCATAGGTTCAATCTCAAAGAAACTCATTTATAATATAATGTAATATTTTATTTTCTCACATTATAGTATATTAAATGTCAAATTGGTTAAATGTTCGCAAAGATAATAACCTTGTTGCTAAACCTTTTTTATACGAAGGAAATAGTGGTGGTAAAGGGTTTTACGCTAAATACGATAATCCACGTTCAGTGCTTTTAGGTGGTAATGCTACATATATAGGGGGGCAATCTTATCCTCAATACTACCGACCGATAAATTACCCACCTTTTCATCAACCACGACGGAAGATGTATTTTGACTAAATGACACAACTGGAATGTTATTTTTGTCTAATTCTCTTAAATGTTTAGGTGATTTTTTATGTCTGCTAAAATTACATCGCATACAAGTTTGAGAGCAAGTGCTACACAATAATATATCATAAAACGTATTGTCTTCCTTTTTGATTAGTTTATAGGCATCTTTATTAACTATTTTCATTCTTCCTTAATATATACAAACAAAATAACTTTAAATAGTTTTAAGAATAATATGTTAAGGATAGTAATAAATTGACGTATTTAATTTATCTGCTATATCTTTTATCGAACCCATTAAAGTAGGTTTATTCCATAAAATCCATCTACTCCAAAATCCAGCAGTGTATGGATTATTCCAATCTTCTCTTACTCTATGACGTGCTATGTAGGCATTTTTTTTCTTATCGCTTTTATTTATCGTGTAATCACTATAACCAAATGCTCCAAAATCTATATTTTTACCATCTATATTTACACGATATTTTTTCTTTTGATTTGGTGATGGCGTAATTGTAATATTCATCTATATATATGTTAGATTTTATTAGTTTAACATCGTTAATAGTATCTTCAATCACTGCTATAGGTATAGTTATTCATCAAGTTCATCTTAAAAACTGCTCTTTCTGCTGTATAAATAGTAATTGTGCTAAAACTCCACCAACAACACCTAAAACACCACTATTATCATAAAATAATATATCTCTTTATTATATGATGGACGAAGAAGGTGATGGTATATTTGGCGATGCCTTTGATTACATAAAACACATTATAGGTGCTTCAAGTAAGTATAACAATACAAGTAGAAAGACTTTAGAGAAGTTTGGAAACCGCTACATACATTCAGCAATAGCAACACGAGAAGTGGTTAATAAATATGTGTCGGGATTTATGAACTTGGTTTCACTTGGTAGATTAAATGTTGAAAGAGATAAATTGGGATACGATAATTTTTTTCACATTAGATTATATGTGAGATTACGTGATAATACACTCATATTGATTGAAAAGAATGAGGTGGTTATGGTAGAAAAAGTAAATACAATAAAAGGCGAACCTTTGCCTATATCGTTTCCAAGAGATTTAACACTACAGCAATTATTAAACAACGCACAGCAGTTTATGGGTAAAGATTTTTTCACGTATGACCCATATTTAAACAATTGTGCTTCATTTGTTGTAAGTATTTTAAAGGCAAATCATTTATGGAGTGATAAAGATACAGCATTTTTATTTCAAGATGTAAAAGCATTAGCGGATAAATTACCTACATCACACGCAGTGGGTTCATTTATTACTAAAATGGGAGCAGTATTTAGCAGAGTAATAGGTAAAGGATTAGACGGAGGTGTAATGCCTATAACGAATGCGGTTGTAGTGGATATGGCGAACCAATCATATTCTAAAACACCTACAGATACTGATGGTTGGCGATTAATAGCACCCTACACATTAGGTGTTAAACCATTTATTAAAGGTAATGTTATTGTTCTTGCTATTCGTGGTAGTGCTGATATGCGTGATGTATATGCTGACTTACGTATTGTTAATGGTAGTTTAAATAAATCACCACGATATGCTGATGATAAAGCGTTTATAACAAAATTACAACAACAATACCCACAAAATCAATATGAATATTACGCAATCGGTCATAGTCTCGGTGGTGCTATATGTGATTTATTGATTGATGATGGTTTCGTTAAAGAAGCGGTAAGTTATAACCCCGCAGTAGAACTCAAGTATTATAAAAATACAAATAATCATCGTATATATAACGAAGATGATTTGCTGTATAAAATGATGGGACAATACACCACCAATCACGAAGTTAGAAAGAATAATTTATCATTGTTTGGTAAGTTTTTGAATATTTCAAAATCAGGTAGATTAAAGAATGCCTTACAAGCACATAAGTTGAGTAATTTTGTTGGTGGTAGTTTATCACAACGTTATAGCGAAGATTATTATAATTTATTAGAAGACTTGGATAATAATTTTATTGAATATTACCAAATACCTCAAAACAATTTACAATTATTTATTAATGATATTACTAAAATGGTAATTGAAAATATTGAAGATGGTGAAATGGTTTATATTGATATTCTTGATTATCAAAATGACCATAATTCAATTGCTATGATTAGTCATTTATTATCCGCACAAGCGGGTTAAAACTTAACCCGTCGTATAAACATTGTCTTACGTTCTAATTGTCTATTCGTTAGATTATCTACCTTGAACTTTGTAGGCACATTATTAACAACCTCACATAAATCAAATGCTATAGTTTCACCTTTGTATAGTTTCTCAAATATTGTTTTTACTGATATGTTATTTTGTTTTGCGTAGAACTTGATTGTAGATGATGGTATGCCTTTCATTCTATATTTTTCAGTCTTGCCTTTGCTGTCAGGTTTATTAAACTCAACATAGTATGATTTTTTACCAAGTAAGAACCCATTAGTAATACTAATGTCATTACCAAAGTCTAATTTAAATTGTCCCAGTTCATCACCGAGTAGAGACTTTAAGTTGTTATTCATATACTCAATTGCTTCATCGGGCATAAAGCAACTATCCGTATCTGTATAACTTACCTCAAATCCTACATCTTCTAACTGACATACCAACTCATTCATAATACGCTTACTCATATCCAACACCTCACACCCAATGTGATTATAGTTTATATGCTGACTTGTAGGTTCTAACTCCTTAATCAACCACTTATCACTTGTTTTAATCTTTTCACTTGATACTATCCAGTTGTAGTTTTTACTAATATATTTCATCATTGCTTCTTCATTATCTTTTATCTCAATACCTTCTCTATGTTCCTTCATAATTGTAAAACCATATATGCTGTTAAGTATCAACTTATATATTGTTTCCTTGACATCTTTATTTTTCTTATAACGTAATCGTGTTTGATATAGACTATTAATATCTACATTGGTTCTACCCTCGTCCCAATATATCCCTCGTATGATTTCATACTTTATTCCGTGAAATCTCACCAAATCCTCTAATGCTATTTTACCGCAGTATATGAACTTGCCGTCCATATCATTTGTAAAGTTTCTCTTACCTTTCTCCATCACACTAAACAACGGCATCTTACGATTAATCGTATGACTGATGATTTTAATATACACATTATAACCATCTACACTACTTAAGTTTGTTTCTTTTGTTATTGCTTTAGGTTTGCCCTTGAGAAATCCACGAAGTCTATGAATTGCTGACGGATATAGACTATTAGCATCTACCGCATTGCTGTTGCTTATGGTCTTCTTCTTGTTCTCACTTATCATAGTTCTACCACCAACTATGCTCTTCTGTATAAACTCACGCAATACACCATTATTGCTTACGCACTCGTTAAAGTATCCCTTCTCTTGTGAGTATTTCTTTGCTAATGATGATATAGTTAAGATGTTCTTATAGTCATTCTCCTCACAGGCATCAATGCTTATATTTAATTCATCTTTAAGCATATCTCTAAACTTAATGTATGACTGCTTAAGCACCTTGACATCTAATTTACAATACTCTAAACAATAACGTAATGCGTTGTATTTGTTATTGTTGTTTAACTTCCATCGTATGATATTATTTTTAAATGTTTCCAATTCATCACCATCTATGCCGTATTTAGTTATTGCTTCATTCATATTAACATACGGGTTAGTTAATACATCATAATCATCGTATAGTCTGTAGGGTATGTATTCCTTACAAATATCCAACTTAAAACTACTCGCACAATCCCGCAAAGGCATACCCGTAAAGTTTATAAAATCAACTACCATAATACGCTTCTTCTTATATTGTCCCGATGCTGTTATAATTCTACCCGCATTCTCAATGAGACGCACACCAACTAACTTGTCAATGATAAAGGCAAAGTCAAACTTCGCATTCTGTATGATTAGTTTAGTATCGGGTTGTATTGCTTCCAATATATCCCATACACACTTATCGCTTGTCATATCGTCATTGAATGTAGTTGTTATTGCTTTGCTATTCTCATATTCCATAACCGCCATAAATGGTCTAATGACATTCTGCTCGTCATTACGTGTCTCAAAGTCTAAAAAGGCATTCTTCCAGTTAATCTTTAACCTCATCATATCTTTCTTAATCTCATCAACCTCTTCATCTATCGTCTGCTCTACTTCAACACCATAAGGTTTATTAGTGTTAGTTGCTACGGCGAACTTCAAACCTTCATCACTAAATCCGTCCAGTGCTTCATAAGGTGTATTAGTTATTTCCAATTCATCATTAGTTATTGCTTGTAAGTGTGTGTCCTTATTATCTATTAGTATCTTAATTAGGTCATAACTATCAATGTATCGTTTCTCACGCTTACCCACACCACGCAATGTCGCCCAATCAGGCAACTCATTAACGCTGTCGTAATTCTTAACGGCATAAGAGTTATACGGCACTTCCTCTATTATAAAGTAATGCTCGTCTATTAAACCTATGCTGTAGTGTTCCTCTGCGTCCTTGTCTCCGTAGTGTGTTGTTGTCTCATTGTGCTTGGTCTTTTGGTCTTTCTTGAGTGTTATATGAATGTCCAACTCCTCGCATATCATCTTTAATTTAGCAATTGGTATGTATGCTCCAACTGCTATGGTCTTGTATCGTAAGAGTTTCTCTTTAGTCATACCACCTTTAGCAAAGGATAAGTATAAACAATTGTGATTATAGAGTTCCTTATGGTCTGCTACATTATCCTCTACGTTCAAAACACCATAGCGTTTAAGGTCTATCTTGCTACATTTGCTCTTGTATTTAAAGTATTCACCGCTGTCGCTTGTGTTATGCTTTGGTTTAATATTAGTTAAAAGAATGTCTGCTTGGTTCATAGTCTCAATGCTAATGCGTAGCGTCTCCTTATCGCTGTCGTGTGCTTCATCAACCTCAACATTTCCATTAATTAGCATAGTTTCAATGAGTGTGCGTGTCCGTATGTTTAGCGGGTAGAACCGCTTGACATTACCATTAGTTAATAGCATAAACACTCCCATTTTACCACTTTTATACGGCACATTCTCTAATATAAGTCGCATAACCTCTTGATTAGTTATGCCTCTAACTTCTAAATCATAAGCATTAATACCCACACGATAATCGGGTGTATTGTCAAAGCGTTTAAGTGCGTCCGCCAACCATTCTAAATATGATGTCTTTAAAATGTCTCTGCGTCTTCCTTGTGCTTCTGCTCGTATGCGGTCTCGTTCGCTCTTGTCATACTCTCTTTTTAATCGCTTGATTTGTGTATATACTTGTTCGGCGGTAGGTGTTGCCCCGTTAAAGAACTTGTCCGTCATATCTTCCTTCAACTCATATATGGTCTCGTGTGTAGTGCCGAATAATGAATTGTAGAATGCTCGTAGTTCTGCTTTTTCTGTTCGGTTCATCTTATACTATACTATGAGAAAATATCTTTATATAGTTTTAAGAATAAATATATATTATATTTATGCCTAAAGTAATTGAAATCTCTTATTACAATTGTAGCATCTCAAATAACCATTTTTCACAATAGTTTTACAATTTTTACATCTGCTTATCGTGCGGATTTTCTTTTTCGGTTCTTCTTTTACATCGTCATCAGGTAGTGGTGTCGTCGTGATGACTGGTGTGAAGTCTTGCTTACTCGCCCATCTGTCAAACTTGTCATTATCGTCAGGATTAAAAAAAGTATTCATTATACTATAGTATGGTATAATATCTTT